TGCGGTTGATAACCAGTTCCTTGGAGGACAATGCGTACAATGTTCCCTTTGGAGCTGCGTAGTCAGACACGAAGCGGATTGGCTTACCTAGAGCCTCGAAGGTGAAGGAGCGCTGTCCACCAGTTAGGCCAGCACCATTTGTAAACTGACGGAAACCCTGTAGTAGGTTCCAGTAAGCGTTGTATACACCAGGGGAAGCGAGGAATACGTCAACGTCTCCACCCTTCTTGTCAACACTCTGAACCAGGTTGATAAGCTGCAACTCAGTTAGTGTACCTGGGGTACCTACTGAACCTAGAGCCTTCTCAGTAGCTGCCCACACTGGGGTAGTTGCTGGGTCGATGTCGTGTAGAGAACCAGTTGCCTTAACAATCTTGCCTAGACCAGTTAGCTCCTTGCCAAAGTTGTTTACTCCGTTTGAGGAGCGAACAATGATGTCGTTAGCGCTGATGTTGGTGCTGAATGTTCCAAGGGTACCTGTGACGGTAATTACCTTGGTGGTTTCGTTGATAGCGGTGATTACGATTGTAGATGCGTCGCCTGACTGCTGCTTTACACCAGTTGTTGGGTCAACAACATCGATAATCATGCCCTCTTCGAGGTAGTCAACTGAGTCTACGGTTAGAGTGGTTCCAGATGGCTGAGCAGAAACAACTGCTAGCTTTCCAGTTCCATCACCGTAAATCTGACGGTTTAGGTCACGTGCAAGGTCCCTCTTTAGGCCCTTGATTTCCATGTCAACAACGTTAATGAAAGCGTTGTAGTCGTCTGCTGCCTGCTCAAAAAGCTGACCGTCAACCTCAATAGCACCGTATAGGTTCTTTAGGTATAGGTGAGCCTGCTTGTACTTCTGAGCGCCAGCAACAGGTAGCTTCTCACGAACTCCACGGGCACCAATTCCTTGGTTGCGTCCGATGTGAGTATCGAAGATTACTTCTTTACCGTTGCGGGTAATGTTCTGCGCTGAAGCCTCAATGAACTCCAGTGCTGGGTTTTTGTCACGGAGCTGCTCGTGAAGGTCGCCATAAACGAGCTTCAAAGCTTCCGATGCGAAAGTCAAAATTCCTTGACCAGCCATTTTTCACTCTCCTAAGAGTATAAGTTAAACGAATAATTTCTAATCGTCACTTGCCCTGACCCTCTTAGGGGCTGTACGTTGGACTTATCTATGGTATCACGTCGGGTGAGACCACGACTATAGTATACCTTGATTTGCCTTCTGATAGTCCTTAAAAAGTTGTTCCATCATAGCTCTTTTACCTTTTTCATCTTTAGGTACTTCAAGGTTTTGAGCCTGTACACCAGCACCGCCAGCTGAACCGATAACCATTGGGGCACCTTCAGCTGGAACTGCACCAGCTCGCTGGAATGTACCAACCATGCCCTGAAGTTGCTTAGCTGCATCCGCAACTGAAACTTCACGACCAGCGTTTAGAGCTGCGTTCATTAAGTCATAGATAGCCATTTCGTGGGCTTCTGTAATGTTGTATTGGCTACGTAGAGTGCCCATTTCAGCCTCAAGCTCTACAGTGTATTCAGCCGTAGCTTTTTCTAGCTCCTGAGACTGGATGTAACTGGACTGCTCTTCCTGAAGTGCTCTTAACTCCTGTAGCTCTTTCTTTAGAGCTGACGGAATCTCAGAGTCGTCAAACATGTCTTCAAAGTCTTCACCAGACTCTTCTTCCATGATGGTCTTTGCAGCCTGCTTGGCGTCTTCTTCAAGAAGGCCTTGGCCCAATAGGTAATCTTTTAGGGATGCGTAAACCTCAGTTGGCTGGGTTTCAATAGCACGGGCGAGGTTGATTCCACCAAGGATGACCTCTGGTGATACACCCTGGTCTACGTATTCCTTGAACGGAGTGAACTTCTCCATTTGCTGCTGGTAATACTTGTCCTGCTCTTGTAGGTGAGGTATTACCTTCTGGTGCCAAGCTTCTGGCAACTCAGATAGAAGTTTCTCATGAGCTGGGTGTGCCTTGTATTCTGGCTCTCCAGATGATGCGGGTTCTACTACGTTGGTCTCGGCCTCTGTAGTCTGGTCAGGGGTTACCTGCGTCTCTTCAGACATATTTTTCCTTACTGTAGTTGTTCAGATGTTTGTCCAGCTTGCTGAGGCATCTGCCCAGCCTGCTCGGATGGTAGAGCTGTTGGTTGTCCTGGAGCTGCTCCCTCTCCCATCATTCCCATCATAGCCTGTTCCATCATCTTTTGCTGTAGTGCTGCTTCGTGCATGGAGATGTGCTTCTGGAACTCAGCCTTTACAATGTCAGGCAGAATCTCGAAGGACTGGCTCTTACGGAATCTGTTGTGGACTTCGATGTGTACGGCGTGGTTGTCGTAGTCGTGGACTGGGATAACCGCTGGGACTTCGAGAGCAATTGGGTTGCCTTCTGCGTCTGTCTGCCCAGGAACGGTCTTGTCTGGGTCGCCGTTTGATGCGCCCATCTCCCACTGCATCTGGAACTGCTGTACAACCTCGTCGGTTAGACGCTTCATCATTAGGTTCTCTCGCTGAGACTGGTTTTCGTCTAGCTTGAGCAAGTTGTAGTATTGCTTTAGCATTCCCATGTCTAGGATGCGTAGACCATCTTGTGGAGAGATAAAGCCCATCTTCATCCACTCGGTAATAAGTGCCTGGCGAGCTGACTTTGAAGTTGGAAGCGCCGAGCCTGACTCTACTCGTATGTCGTTTCCTGATGCGATATCAGCACCTGATAGAACGGTTGCGTCGAAAGCACCGTCGCTTCCAACAGTCTTTATCAATCTAGGCTGAGTGACGTACTGGATAAACAAAGCAATAGAGTGCTTTGCAATCTTTTCTACGGCAGCTTCAATTGCAGAGAATACGGTTGTTAGGTAGGCGTCGTCTCTTTCCTGTAGATAGTTAATCGCAGTAGCAGCGGTTACTCCGCCACTTTCACCACGAGAAACTGCGTGCTGACCTGATAGGTCCTCGAAGTCCATTTCAAGTTGCTTGACTTCGTTGATTACATACTGAGGTAGTGGCTGGATTGGTACAGGCGTAGGGTACTGGAAGCCTGGACGAATAGGCACCCAGATACCAGCACGTGCTGTAATCTTGCGAGGGTCCACTGAGCCCTCTTGGAACATCATTTGAGGCTTAGCCATCAAGTTCTTAGCGTGAATAATCTGAGAACGAAGCCTGTTGTACTCACGCTGGATTGGGATAAGAGTCTTTACTGTGCCACGACGATAGAATTTTCCAGTCGGGATGGTTCCAACATGAGCAAATGGGTACTGCTTGTGAGAGTAAGGAATGCCATTCTCAGCCATCTGGACAATCTCGTTGTCAACGATGGTGACAAGGCCACCCTTTGGTAGGTAAGGGCAACCGTTTGGCTTAGCCCACATCTCAATAACCAAGATTGCATCTGGCTTTGAGTTGTCTACGTTTCTCATGTCCATCAAAGCAGCGTCAAGCAACTCAGATGTCGAAACCTTTGCTGGCTTGAAGTCCTTAGGCAGAACATCGCCAAAGTTAGAACGCACCCATTCTTCGCTCTTTGTGTAAACGTTAAAGATGTACGGCTGTGATTCTAGGTCTTCCTCAGACAGGTCAGGTACGAACAGGTGGAAAGGTGATACTACCTCGAACTTGACGTCGCCCATTGAGGAAACCTGTTGGATAACCTTCTTCTCGCCTGTGTATGGGTCGACAACTGGGGTAGGAGTAATCTCCTTGATAGATGGGTCCCAGTAAGTTTTGATAAATGCGTTACCAGTAGTAGCTCTCCAGAACTCAGCCTTCTGAAGAATGCGGGTCTGGAAGTGCTCACGGTCATAAAGTGACTGCCAAACCTGCTCGGCTGCGCTAGCTGCCATTAGGTCATCGTCATCGTTAGATGCAGGTACTACAGTGGCTGATGGGTGGCCTGAAGTTGTCTTAGCAATCTCGGTTCGTACAACTGGCTCAATGCGGTTTACTGTTACACGAGGCAAGCCCTGTGGGTTTGGCTCTTCGGCAAGAACCTGACCGTTTCCTAGCCTACGCCAAGAGTGGTATTGGTTGCCGTTGTAGAAAGATAGCTGGAGGTACCAGTCTTGTTCTTCGGTCTTGCGGGACTGCTTGCACTTTTCGTATTCAGACTTGACCCAGGCGACTAGCTTCTTGGCTTCTTCCTTTTTCTTGAAACGGTTGATAATTTCGCTATCAGCCATTTCGCCTTCAAGTGCGTTGCCAGACAGGTAGTTGCCGTCCATGCCCTCAAAAAATTGCTCAGTTGCCATCGTCCAAATCCGAATCGTCCATTAACCGCTTCCAGGTCTCCGTCATCTCTCGCTCTTGTTGTTCAAAGAGCTCAATTTCGTCACCTGATAGATATGGTCCAGTATACCTTGTTTCTGGCTCAACTGTCACTGTTTGGAGCTGCTGGAACGTCATCGGTTCTTTTGACGACAGCAGGTTCATTGCGTGCTTTAGCGTTGCTGCTCTTTCCTTTTCCAGCTTTACCATTTCCTGCATCGCTGTCTTTAACGCTTTGAACAGGTGCACTGCTGCTACTGTCACCGCTGCCAGAAATAGTGAGAATAAAATCAGTGACGCTACTACGAATTCCATTAATAAGCTCCTCTATGTGGTCTGGAATCTGGGTGATGGTATTTTCACGGGAAGCAATTTCTTGCTCAAGCTCGGCTATTTTAGCCAGTAGTGGGGCTTCGGGAGCCCAGTCAATAAATGCTGCTAAATCTGTTATACATTGCTTGCAAATCATAGCGTTTCCGCCACTTAGCAGGTCTGCTCCTAAATCATGTAGCACTATGCTGCTACGGCACCCTACGCAGGTTCCTGGGAATGGTGCGCCGTTATCAAATACTACGAATGGTCTCTTACTCATCCTTCTAACTCTCTAACTGAGGCAACGCCTCGCCATTGGTCTCCCCACTCATCTTGGTCGTCATAGTCGGAGAACTTGTCGCTTGCTCCGAAATGTTCCCTAAACTCTGAGTGGAACTTTTCTCTTGTCTGATTGCCTGAAAGTTGCTCTGGCGTCAAGTCGTCCATGAAGGTCATAGCGTACTTAAGAGCATCATAGCAGTGATTGTCTTTATCTCTAATGTCTTCCAGCTTATTATTTTGCTCAGCCACCTTGGGGCTAGCCCACTTCTTCCATTTCAGCTTAGGCAGCTCGGCAATAAGGTGTGGGCAGTCATCTGTGACCATAAGGAAGGGCTTGCTAGTCCTAGGATTCATCTTGAGATACTGCCTAATCTTCTCAAGCCCAATGCGTCTGTCTCTTGGAATAGAGTCCACGGAGATGAAGATGCCAGCCTTCTGGTATTCCTGCAGAATCGAGGTCCCAGTGTGCTCTTTGGTCTGCTTAATGGCGGGGTCCCCTGTAGTCAGGTAGAGCTCAGCCCCAGATTCAGCGATAATCTGGCTAGTTTTGCGGTTTACAATCTCAGCATGTTCGGCAACGTTTAGCTTCGCCTGATAATGCTCGTCAAACACGGTCATTGTGCCGTCAGACGAGACCGCTATCCACAGCCAAACGGTAGGGTTGGCGTAGCCTGAGTCCATAGTCCTGATAATGCGGTGTTCTGGGCCTACTTTGAAGGTGCCACGTGGGATGCAATGGGTAACTGGGTTAAAATCGGGGAATACTGCACCACCAAGGTGGACATACTGACCCTTGCTACGGATGATTCGCTCTTCTTCGGGCAGCATATCCAAGAACTCTTGTATAGCTTCACGGGATAGGGTAGGATTGTCAGCCATTTCAGCCTCAACAATGCCGATAGGCTTAGTGCCTTCCTTGGCTGGCATGTAGATATCCTCAAAAATCCACTCCATGCCTTGGACTGGAGTCTGAGACATCCACCAAACACCTGCCGTGTCTACCAATCGGGCTAGGCACTCACGGAATACTGATTGTGGGCACTCCTCGTCGAAATGGATAAAGTGCCTGGACGAACCAGCGAACTTGTCTAG